GCCAAAAGAAAGTCATGCCGCCAAGAGTTGATCTTTTAAACCACCAAGAAATTGTCCATGTTCTTCTATTTCCAGCACCACTAGCTGTTTTTGATAAAACTGGACTATCACCATCATTAAGTCTTAGTGAATTATCTACATTGTAACCTGTATCTCTAACTGAATTTGCTCCAAGAATGGTAGGCATTAATCCTCCAACGTTGGCAGTTCACCGATGGGTCTTGTAACAGATCCATCCTCTTGTTCTGTGTAAGTATACAAAGTTTCTAAAGCTGCAGTGTCAGCTGCATTAGTAATCGCTGTTTCCATTTCAGCTGCTTTCGTTCTGACCGCTGCTCTGTGTGTTGTGATTGAAGATGGCACCGCTGTGCTTGCATCTGCTTTTCTAATAATATACCAATCTGTTTCTTGTAAAATTTGTGTAGCTTGTTTTTTTAAAGTTTCAATTAAAATAGTTTTTAAACCTTTTGTTTTCACATCACCTACAGATTTATTACTTGGTAAAAGTCCGTTATCTGAGTCTGCTTGTGTCCATAAAGTATCTGCATGCGCCTTTGCTGTTGCTGTTCCGTAAGAACCTGTAACTTTATTGTTTGCAAAAGAATAAGTTATAT